ATTAACTACTTGTACTGGCCTTCCTTTAACGACTGGCGTTACTGGTACTCTACCTGTAGCTAATGGCGGTACAGGCGTTACATCATCTACAGGTACAGGAAGCACTGTGTTATCTGCATCGCCTACTTTTACTGGCACTACAGTTTCAGCTAATATTACGCATTCAGGTTTAATTGCTACAACGGCTGCGGCGCCTACAATTGCTTCAGCAGCAACTATTGCACCTACTACATCTATTGTATTTATTAGTGGCACTGCAGCTGTTGTAACTATTACAGCACCAACACCAATTGCATCTGGTGGCGGTAGAATTACCTTAATTCCTACAGGTGCGTTTACTTGGACTACAGCAGGTAATATTGCAGTAGCAGGCACTGCGGTTGTAAGTAGAGCATTAGATATGATTTATGATGTAACGACTACCAAATGGTATCCTTCATACGTTTAATTTATGAAAACGCCCATTTTTGGTCAAACCTATGTAGCTAGAAGTGTTAATGCTGCAGATAACCGCATGGTTAATCTGTTTCCTGAAGTTTTAATTGACGGAAAAGAAGCTGGCTATTTGAATAGAGCGCCTGGATTAGAATTTTTACAATCCGTAGGCATTGGCCCTATTCGTGGGTTATGGGCGCATCAAACTAATGGATCAGATTTTTATGTAGTATCAGGACAACAAGTTTATAAGTTAACAGGGCTGTATGCTACCCCTATTTTATTAGGCACTATATCAGGTACAGGGCCTGTATCTATTGCTGATAATGGTAATCAAATATTTTTTGCTTGTAACCCTAGAAGCTATATCTATACCGAAGTTACTAATGTATTTCAAGAAATTACCGACCCTGATTTTCCAGGCGCAGTTACTGTTAGTTATTTAGATACCTATTTTGTTTTTAATGAGCCTAATAGTCAAAGAATATGGGTAACAAGTCTTTTAGATGGTACACAAGTTGATCCTTTAGATTTTGCAAGCGCTGAAGGTTCGCCTGATGGTGTTGTAGGTGTTATATCTGATCATAGAGAGCTATGGGTCTTTGGGTCAGATTCTGTTGAAGTATGGTATAACGCTGGGTTAGCTGATTTTCCTTTAACTCGAATACAAGGCGCATTTAATGAAATTGGCTGCGTTGCACCTTTTTCTATTGCTAAATTAGATAACGGATTATTTTGGTTAGGTACGGATGCACGAGGACAAGGCATTGTGTATCGTGCTAATGGCTATACAGGCCAACGTATTTCAACGCACGCCATTGAATGGCAAATTCAACAATATGGCAATATATCCGATGCTGTAGCTTATACCTATCAACAAGACGGACACGCCTTTTATGTTTTAACTTTTCCTAGCGGTAACGCTACTTGGGTTTTTGATGTAGCTACGCAAGCATGGCATCAACGTGCTGGATGGGAAAATGAAGAATTTGTACGTCATCGTTCTAACTGTCAATGTAATTTTGGCGGCAATATTATTGTAGGTGATTATGAAAACGGAAACATTTATAAATTTAACTTAGATGTTTACGCTGACTATAACACAGAACAAAAATGGTTAAGATCGTGGCGCGCATTACCTACAGGTCAAAACAATCTTAAACGTACCGCACAACACTCATTACAATTAGATGCAGAAACAGGCGTAGGATTAAATTTATATCCAGCGTATGATTCAGAAGATTTAACTACCGAAGATGGTGATATTATAGTAGCTGAATTTGTACAAGGCTATTTAATTACAGAATCAGGTGATCAAATTACAACAGAAGCTAATGATCAATTTCAATCATTAGTTACTATAAATTGGCCTGAACCTTATCCCAACGGATATGCTTTAATTACTAACGCATACCCTGCAGCGCCAGGATATGATCCACAAGTGATGTTACGTTGGTCTGATGATGGTGGGCATACTTGGTCTAATGAACATTGGAAATCAATGGGCAAAATAGGTAATTATGGTACTAGAACAATATGGCGTCGTCTTGGTATGACAACTAAGCTTCGTGATCGTGTGTATGAAGTATCAGGTACCGATCCTGTAAAAATAGCGATTATTGGCGCAGAACTTGAGATAAGCCCAACTAATGGCTAATACGATAAACATAACTAACATACCAGCACCACGCGTTGATGTTATTGATCCGCGTACAGGTTTAATGTCTGCTGTATGGTATCGGTTTTTTTATAATATTTTTGTTTTAGTAGGCGACGGATCTAATCAAATAAGTTTAGAAGATTTGCAAGTAGGGCCACCTAATATTGATCAATTTATTATTGATGTAGAAGGCCCAAATGTTAATACACAAGCGTTAGTGTCTAGTTTAGAATCACAAATAGCTGAGCTAGTTAAAGAAGTACAAACTGCTGAATTAAGTGCAGAAGCAGCCGTTAATACTTTACAAGCCGAAATTATGAACTTAGCTACAGATGTACAAGCGTTAGCGGTAACACCGCCTGTATTACCAAGTTTAAAAAGAGCAAGGTATGGGTCTTTTTATGATACTACAACGCAAACAGCCACTGTTATTAATACAGCTAAAGCTATTACGTTTAATACAACTAGTTTAAGTAAAGGTGTTTATTTAGGTTCACCAACATCTCGTGTATACGTAGATACAGAAGGCATATATAATTATCAAATATCAATTCAACTAGATAAAACATCTGGTGGTACTGCTGAATTTTATATTTGGTTTAGACTTAACGGTGTAGATGTAACTGACAGCGCTAGTCAAATTAAAGTACAAGGTAATAATGCAGAAATTTTTTCTGCGTTAAATTATCTTTTTGATTTAAAAGCAGGGGATTATGTAGAACTAATGTTTTCGGTAACAGATTTAAGTGTAGAACTTTTAGCTGTTGCTGCGACGGCACCGGTTCCAGGGATACCGTCTATTATTCTTACAGTTTCAAATAATATTAATTAAGGAGCAATACTATGACAGTTACCGTAAAAGTTTTAATTCCAGCTAAAACAGCTGAGAATACTCAATCGACGCAATATACAGCAACTGGTGTGACTACAATTATAGATAAGTTTACTGCAACTAATTACAGCGCTACAGCTGCAACAATTAGCGTTAACTTAGTGACGGCAGCATCGTCAGCAGGCAATGATAATTTGATTGTTAAAACCAAAACTTTGCAACCTGCGGAAACTTACACCTTTCCTGAAATTGTAGGCGCTGCTTTAGCACCAAGTGGGTTTATTTCAACACTTGCCAGTGCAGCTACGGCAATTAATATTAGATCTAATGGACGTGAAATAACATAATGGATGATATAACTAATGTTTCAATGCAAGATAAAGTAGAAAATCTTGAGGAAGCGTTAAAAAATATACCCCAAGTAGAATGCCCAGTTAAGCATTATTTTGCACCAGGCATATATGCTAGAGAAATAACGATTAAAAAAGGCACCGTTTTAACAGGTGCTATACATAAAACTGAAAATTTAGCAATACTTTCGTGCGGAAGGTTGCAATTAGTGACAGAATCAGGGACAATAGAAATATCAGCACCACATATATTAACTGTTAAACCTGGTACTAAAAATGCAGCATACGCATTAGAAGATTCTGTATGGACTAATTTTTTTCCTACAGATGAAACAGATGTAGATAAACTTGTTGAACTATTGACAGAATCTAAAGCGTCTGAATTATTAGGTGGTATAGATAATAAACAACTTGTTGCAAATCAAGCAGCAGAAAGATTAGGGGAATAATATGGCTTTTGGAATATCAGCAGGCGCAGCAGCACTTATAGGTGGTGGCGTTGCAGCAGCAGGGTCTATTATAGGCGGTATGTCAGGCGCTAGTGCAGCTAAAAAGGCTGCAGGTACGCAAGCCGCAGCCGCTGATCGAGCTGCCGAGTTACAATATCAACAATTTAAAGATCAACAAGAATTACAAAAACCATTTCGCGAAGCTGGCTTAACTGCACAAAATAGGCTATTGGATTATCTTGGCTTATCGCCTGGTGCTAAAGGTAAATACGCTGGTGATTTTGGAATGAAAGATTTTCAACAAGATCCTGGTTATGCCTTTAGACTTTCCGAAGGTACAAAAGCATTAGAGCGTACAGCAGCTGCGCGCGGTGGGCTTTTATCTGGCTCAATTTTAAAAGGTACGCAACGATTTGGTCAAGATTTAGCTTCGCAAGAGTATACAAACGCATTTAATCGTTATCAAGTTAATCGATCAAATCAAATTAATCCATTACAAAGTTTATTAGGTTCAGGTCAATCTGCTACAAACGTATTAGGGACTGCAGGACAAAACTATGCTAATCAAGCTGGCGAAGCCTATATGGGTGCGGGTAACGCACGTGCATCCGGTTACATTGGATCTGCTAATGCTTTATCTAACGCTTTTGGTGGTGTAACTAATGCCTTTACTAATTACAATCTTATGAATGCGCTTAACAGACCCGCTTATTCACCTTCTACAGGTGGCTATAGTACTGGCGGTGGTGTTAATGCTTTTCTATAATAAGGACTTAAATTATGCCTATTGATCCAACCATAGCCCTTCAGATAAAAAATCCGCC